AATGGCGCGAGCAATATTATCGGTTAAAACAATTTTAGTTGTTGTATTTCCCATCTTTCCCTCACTTTCTTTTGAATATCTTCAACATTATAACTAGAAGTATGAGCTTTCGCAAATTCTACTCCTATGCTTTCACTAAGCTTAACAATCCCTGCAACATAATCAGGTTTACAAACATTCTTTTTAAACGGACACCATTTGCATGGTTCTTCTGTCCACTTCCATTCCTTGGGGCGCTTGGGAAGTTCATCCCACAAAAAGTTTTGTCGCCATGCTTGAAGTCTTACCGCTGCATTGAAAGCCACATCACGATCAAGATCAACAAAGAACTCATGAGTGTTGCGAGGATCTTCTCTGGAGACATAATAGATGGTTCCGCCATTAGCGGGCTTTAACCCAAGTTTATCCCAACCCATTTCTTTATGATTTCTGACACACCACAGAATATATGCTTGCAACTGATAGTAATGGGCTTCATCATAAGATTGCCCACCAACCTTCATGTATTCAATAACTTTATTTTTCTTTGTCTTAATTTCTACCGGCAAAACATAATTATATTCCGGCATTAAATTAAGAACCGCATCTCCATAACCACTTAGCCATAAATCTTTAAATTCAATACGAAGTTGATCGGGAGGTTGTGGCCCTAAAAGAATTCCCATCTTGGCCCATTTGTCTACAATTTGTTCTTCAACAGCTTTTCCAACACCCATTACTCCTATTCCTCTTGGAGAGATGGGTTCTGGATCAGGGAAATTCATAAGTTTATATAAAGCCTTGCGACCACAAGATTTTTCTGCTCCAGGATAAGAACTGGCATGGAAAGATGTAGTCAGGCGAGAATTATTTTTCCATCTTCTTTCTTCTTCTTGTTTATAGGCATCGTGGGTCCACTTATCAAGAGTTGGGCCATCTTTAACAACTCCCAGCGATCTAAACAATTCTTGACGTGTTATTGGCATAATAATTTCTGACTATAATTTTCATTAAAAATTAATCTATTCATGTCTTCATCATATTCTTTTTTAGTGCCGAAATAAATTCCATCACCTTCTGTTAACCCAGAATCAGCAGAAGCAATAAAAGTTTCAACACTATCTTCATATGTAACAATTATAGTTACTTCCCATCTACTATTAAATATTTCTACCGCAAGTGGTCGTCGCATTTCAATCCTCTCTCAATAATTCTGGCTGACTTGCTCTCTTCTTCCGTGCCGCAACCTGTGGTCTATCTTCTTCTATCAATGTGATATCGCCACTTTGCATATCTTTAAAATCTTCTTTCCTCATTAAGATAAAGTCTCCCATTGGAATTCTTATCGCCCAAATAGGACTTGCTCCATCTCCTCCAGGTCCATAACAAACTTCATATGCTTCTCTTAAAATAGTGTAATTCAAAGGGAATGTGGAACCATCGGTATATTTTAAACTCCAACGAAAATTATTACCTTCTAAATCTAATTTAGAATGCCACACGGAACCACTTCCCGGCACAAGTTTAAGACCGAACTCATCAGCCAAGTCTTTCTCGAACTGTCTGCCCTTATTATAAGGAGTTTCCATTTAATATAGCCTTTTTGATTGTTTCTTGTAAGTTTATGTCTTTCTCAATGAGAGCTCTAAGATTCTTTTCTCCTTGCACTCTATCTTCACCAACAGTGTACCAACTACCGCCTCTAACAGCAACTCCTGTATGTGCTGCGGCCTTAGTCAACTCCCACAACACATCAAAATTTCCTTTATCAAAATCTAATCTCATACGAGCAGACCCATGTGGTTGACAAACTCTGGACTTGGCTACTCTAATTTGAAACTCCATACCATCTGGATCAGAATCCCCTGACAAAGTATCTTTGTTTGAACCCTCTGGTTTTAATACGCCGTTGTCGTCTTTGAATAACCAATTAGATTTTTTAAACTGTAGAGACATGGAAGAAATATATTCTACGGCGCGGCCTGAAGTTGGTTCTTCTGAACCCATGAACTTTCCAAACACTTGTCGAGTCTGATTGACCATAATCACAGCATTCTCTGTATCTGAAAACCTTTCATTGGAGCGACGGAGAACCTTCCCCCACGCTCTAGCCTGTATTCCGGGGAGCCATTGTTCTGTTTTTCCGGCAAGTTCATCTATTGAAACAGCGTGAGCCAAAGAATCTATTACATGAACATTGATAACACCTAATAGAGATTCTAATTTTGCGCCAACATCTTCAATGGTTGAGCCTTCTACAATATGTAACTTGGAAAGATCAATTCCTTTTCTTTCTACCCATTCTGCAAGAAACTGTTTTTCCACATTGTAATATGCCGCCGTGAGGCCCATATCCTGAGCCTGCTTGATTATGTTCCAGCATGTTAGTGTCTTAGCGCCTCCTGGGGGGCCATAGAAATGACTCCAGCGGCCTAGAGGTATACCGCCGTAAGTAGCAGCATCTAGCTCTAGCGAACCAGTAGGTATTTTAACTAGCGGGGGATAATCATCGGCATAATGAATATTACCCTCGCCGTACTCTTTACGGATGGCGCTAAGAACTTTTTCTAGATTCTCTTTTTCCATAATTTTTCAATCCTTTTGATAGATCATGCATACTCTTGGTCTATGCCATACTCTAGTAAGCACAACAATTCTTTTAATTAATTTTGTTTCTTCCGGTCGCGGCGTCATTACCCAATGATAAATAGCCACATGCCCTCCAGATTTACAGACCCTAACTGCTTCATTAATATATTTTTTATATTTAAGGGGCTTAGTCCCATACAATTTTCTCGCTTGCTCATCATCATACGGAGGATCTAAAATAACTAAATCATAAGTATTATCCTCAATCCAATTCAAATCATGTGCATCGCCAACCCATGTGGGATTTACTTCAGGCTTAATATCTATTCTATCTCCTACTTCAGACATACCTCCAAATGGATGTAAAACTTTTTCTGGTTCACCTAATACACGCCATAATTTCTTCTCAAAATGTAAAGGAAAACTTCCTGGGTATTTACTTTTGCTTGGGCGTGGTAGCACCCAAGTTGTCGTGTCAATCATGCTAAATCCGTTGTTAGTTGAGCCATACTAATTGCTCTATGCGCCACTGTAGTTTCTCTTTCTGAATCATATTCCCCTGCTATCAAAATTGTGTTCCCCTCTGTAAGAAGATGCCTAAAAGCATCATATTCGTCTGCAAAAAACGTTGCCGCATAGTCATTAGTATTATAGCTTAATTCAACGAATGCCATTTTTCTATTCTTCTTGTCAGTTATCTCTTTGATGTTTATTATCTCGCCACCAACCTGTACTTCACCGCTAAGTTCTTCGGTTATATAGTCAGACAATAACTTATTGTATATATCCACATCACCATTGGTTGACAATGAAAAACCCATATATTCTTTTTCAAAAATAGATTTATCTTGTTCATTCATGATTTCAAAATAAATTTCATCTCCATCTAAAATCCATTCATTTCTACCACCCAATTCATCAAAAGCCCCGGAGTAAAGAAGAGCATTTTTAACTCTTTTATTTAATTTCTTTTTTTCTACCTTCTCATAAAAATCTCTATAGGATTCAAACGGACGCTTCTCTTTTATCTCTTCTACCGATGCCTCTCCAACATATTTAATGGCTTGTAACCCAAATCTAATTGAGTTACCGTCAATAGTAAATCCAACATCCGAAGTATTGATATCTGGCGGTAGAATCTTAACCCCAACAGTATTAGCTTCTCTGATGGCTCTCATAACTTTCTTTTGTGGGTCAGCACTAGAAGACATTTCCACCGAAAGAAGTGATGAATAAAATTCAAGAGGATAATAGGTCTTCAACCACTTGTCTTGGTATGCCTGAAGTGCATAGCCTGTTGAGTGGGATTTATTAAAGGCATAGGTTGTCATTTGAAGAATCTGTTGCCAGATTTCGTCGTAAGTATGGCGAGCGATTTTCTTCTCTTCACAACCTGCCGCGAATTGATCATAATATGTTTGAAGTTTTCTCTTACCATCCAAATCTCTTGCAATTCCTTTGGCAACTACTTTCAAGAACTGTGCCGTATCAGCGGGAGTTGCATCTAAAGCCAGCGCTCGGAATACCTGCATCACTTGCTCCTGAAATACCATAAAGCCAAAAGTGGAACTAATATATTTTTCTATAGATTCATGTTGTAGTCTCCAAAACTTTTTACCATTCTTTCTGTCAGCATACTCAAATGCAACCCCGTTGGCTAATGTGCCGGGTCTAAAGAGGGCATTGGCTGCAATAACATGTTCAAGATTTTCAGGTTGAATTTGTTTTAAGAGTCCTATAATTCCTCGCCCAGAAAATTGGAATACTCCGAGGTTATATCCATCAGCAAAATTCTCTATAACTTTTGAATCCACATTGTGTGGAGATTCTACAACGGGAAATTGTTTTGCATCCTCGAAGTCAATAATCTCTCCGGTTCTTTCCTTAATCTTTTCAAGAATATTGTGTTGCATGGTAAGACCATCTGTTGCAAGACAATCAATCTTAAGGAATCCATACGGAGAAATAAGTTGCGCATTGGCTCTCTCTGACCATTGAGTAACCATGCTGCCATCTTTGGATTGCATCATTGGAATAATATCTATGGCTGGTCTATCAGTAATAATTACTGCGGCGGGATGACTAGATTGACCCTTTATTTGCCCCTGTAGTCTTGTTGCATGAGTTTTAACTTGCGGAAACTCTTCAAAGAAATGTTTAATGAGAGGATAAGAATCCTCTAGGCTCTCAAGAGTTTCCCCATATGTTTTATCTGGGACGGCATTTGTAGCTCGTCTGACTTTATCATAGGGAACATTAAGGACTCTAGCTACGTCTTGAATAGAAGCTTTAAGCCCGAATGATTGAAACGCGGCTACATTGACTACATAATCATCCCCATATTTTTCATGCAGATATTGCTTTACTTCATCGCGCCTATCATCCTGAAAGTCGATATCAATATCCGGCAACTCAGTTCTATAATCATTCAAGAATCTTTCGAATAGCAGTCCGTATCCAATCGGGTCAACGGAAGTGATTCTAATAAGGTAGTTAACAAGGCTTCCCGCCGCTGAACCCCGGCCTGGGCCAACCCGAATACCTCTTTCTTTTGCCCATCTGACCATATCGGCAACGATAACAAAGTAGTCGAGCACCTTAAGCTTTCGCATGACTCCGAATTCTTCTTCGATTCTTTCGAGATATTCTCTGTCATCTGTTTTACCAATCCTTTCTAATCCCTCTTTGCACCATTTTCTAAGAATTTTCTCTGCTTCCAATGGAGATTTTGTCGCCTTCGGAATCTTTGGAGACTTATCAATTGAAAAATGTTCACACCTGTCAGCAATTTCTAAAGTATTGCTTATCGCTTCGCTGACTAGTTCTTCGCTAAGTTCTGGATGAAAGCTTTTGAACTGGTCTTTTAATTCATCTTCGCTCATCAACCAATAAGTATTGCCGGAAAACTTAAAAATATCTTTCGCGGCATCTTCACGCTCTTCTCTAGATTTATTAGACTGGCCGGTTTGAATCATCACAAGAATATCTTGTGTTCCAAACCATTCTTTAAAGGGATAGTGAGCATCTGTTGCGGCGACTATTGGCATTCCTTTCTCATTTGCCATGCCAATTAGTTTTCTATTTACTCTGCGCTGCCCATCATCATCATGAGGATGAATTTCAAGATAAACATCATCCCCAAAAATATCTTGCAGAGTATTTAAATATTTCTGAGCCCCTTCTGTATCCCCTCCGAGAATTGCACGCGGAACTATACCGCTCATACATGAAGTAGAAGCAATAAGTCCCTCAGAATATTGACGAAGTAATCTCCAATCAATGCATGGCTTATAGTAGAAATTTTCTGGCAACCATGAGAGGCTAGACAACCTCATGAGATTTTTAAATCCTGTCGGATTTTTGGCGAGTAAAACTAAATGAAATCTCTTGTGTTCTTTATCATGCGTAAGAGCATCAAATGCAAAATACATTTCTGCTCCGACGATAGGTTTAACGCCATACTCTTCGCAGGCATTTACATGATAAAGAACACCGGCTAAAGAACCGTGGTCAGTCAAAGCAAGCGCCGGTTGATTCATTTCCGACGCTCGCTTTGCATAATGTTCTGCTGTACCTACGCCGTCAAGTAACGAAAACTCACCTAACCATGCCTATGAAGGTGTACCAAATTAGACATTTTAAGCATCACCTCTTTTGGTAGCAGAAATTTTGCGCCCTATTTCTGCTCTCTGTTCAGGAGTTCTCTTGCTCCAAGTTTCTTTAGAAACTTCGCTGCGCGAGCGTTTTGTATAGGAGCGTTCTGTAGCGTGATGAATCATGGCTCTCCCATGTTCTCTTCGCCTTTTTCTTTCTTCTTCCGAAAGCGTCAATGCTCTACCAACTTGATGGTATCTATTGTGCGCAGCAGAATCTATTTTTTGTAGATGATCTGGATTAACACAATGTTTTATTTCACAAATATGATGCAAGTGTTGTTTTTGTGTTAAATCTTCGTTGAAAAATTGGTAAATTGTCCTGTGCGCTCTCTTACCACCAAAATATGCATAACCATTTGCCATGACAAATCCCTGCCATAGCCAACAACCATTAGATTTGTCAACAATAATGTTATTGGCTATAGCAGGTTTAAATTGCCACAAGCGTTGTAACTTACTCATCCACCTGTGTTCTTCTGCGAAATGGCGATTCTCTAGATACAGTTACTTCTTGCTTTGGCTTCTCTTGTCTGACTCCCCAAGAATCATAAGACTGAGGGGCAGTAAGTTCATTAAGGTCGAACTTATTATCCTCTAGTTCCTTATCGGAAGCAGACATTGGCTGTGGGCCTCCATCGGGGTCAGCAGGAGAGATGAAATACTTGGTGTCAAACTTCTCTCCAACCCGCTTGATCTTGAAGTCTCTGGACCTTAGACCCTTATAGTCAAAGTCCTTTTCCTGCAAGTCCTGCAAGACTTCAAAGCTAACATCCCAAACTACAACTGCATCAGCCTCTCCTACGGTTTCCCATCTATCTCCGACCTTTTCCTGAGTAGGAGCATCTCTTTGAATGAGATTAATCTTACCTCTAAACTTGAGGTCTAACTCCTGTTCACAACCGGGACAGTCCTTGCCAAGATTACGTCTACCTTCTTCATCCTGATCAATGCAGGGAACCTGAATAGGAAAGCTGCGACCTGCAACTCTAACCAAATGTACCCAACCACAGGATACACCTTCCCCTTCTTCAAGAAAGCGCACAACAGTAGTCTCGCCATTGCCGAGCCTAAAATATCTAACTCCGCCCCCTCCTGAATCTCTTCTTCTGTCAATATCTTGTTTCGCGTTGGCTAACGCGGTAAAACCTTTGCTCATTTTGTTCTCCTTTATTCGTTTTTATTAACTTGCTAAATTCATAGTAGCAAGAAACTTAGTCCCTGTCAAATGAGATAGTATCTCTCCTCGTGTCATCTCGACGGGATCGCGTTCAAATGATGGAACAACAATTGCTGGAATTGTTTTTATCTTCTCTGCTGCACTTCTTGCATCTTCTTCATCGTCAAACCACATGATTAGTTTCGCGCTATATTTTTTACATAAATTAATTTGTTCATTTGATAATACTTTTCCTGATATTCCTACGCTATTTCTAATTCCTTTTTCATGTAAAGAAATAACATTTAGCTCCCCTTCTCTAACAATTAACTCGCTGTCCTGAGTAATTTTACTCAATCCGAATAAGACCTTCTTTGTTTCATATGGTTCAAATCCATATTCTATTCCACCGAGAACTAGGTAGCGAGGATTTTCTTTCTTAATTGTTCTTCCTTTGAAACCGATTAGTCTTCCATTTTCATTTCTAATTGGAATAGAAATTCGTTCAGAAATTTTATCCCACCCTATCTTCCAGGAACTTAAAGTCTCTGGCTTAAAGCCTCTATCAAACATATAGAACAATGGATTTGGTTCTGGCTGTTCTTGAAATATATCTTCCCATGTTTCACCAGGAAGTTCAGTTAATTGACTTGAATAATTATTATATTCTTTCCAAAGTTTATTCCAATCAACTGCTCTTCTGTCCGCCTCACTTTCGTCTAATTCTGGCAAAGAATAGCTTGGAGTTTTTGTCGCCTTTTTCTTACTTAATATTTCCTTAACATTATCTACTATTGACTCTTGTTTAGGAACTGTACCAATATTAAATCTTTCCTTAATCCATATCGCAGCCTGAATAGGAGAAACATTTTCTAATTCCGCAAGAAAGGTAATAGCATTGCCTTTCATCCCGCAAGACCAACATTGGAAAGCTGTTGTCTTTTTATGCATGGAGCCAGAAGGATTTGCATCACCTCTAATATGAATGTCAGAGAAACACGAATAAACTATATCCGTGTTCTCATCTCGTATATTATTAATCCCCAACTCTTGTAGAAAAGTTTCTACTTCTACTTTACTTAGATCCAAGTTTCTCCAATGTATCTTGCGCTGTTTTTTTATCTTGAAATAAGAATAATGTTTCCCAAGTAAACTCGTCTTTTAAGCGAACTATTTTATAAGTAAATTTTCTCCGCCCGGAACGATATATTGGCTCTTCTAGTTTAAGTAATTTATATTCCATTTTTCCTTTCATTTTAGAGGTTCCCACCCCACCTGGAAGTTAGGTGTCTTCCGGGTGAGAACTTTTCTCTGACTTGTAGGATAAATCCTAACTTCCGCCTTGGTCTAGTGGACGCGGAGGGTAATGCTCCCTCGTCCAAAATAGTCTTAACAACAGTCTTCTAGCAGCTTTGGAGGTGACAAGTTCGGCACCCTCCACCAGATAGTCTAATTCCTATCAGTCACTTATTTATTACTTACTTCTTGTTGCTTAATTTCTGTTTCGCGGTATTAAGCAAAAACCGATCTTCGTGCAGGAGCTAAAGTAGCTGCTCCTGAGAAGAAGAGATGTGTTGCATCTTTTGCATTTATTGTTTTTTCATGGTAGGTCATGACCCGCTGCAACCATTTATTAGTGTCTATTCTGTCGATTCTATTCGCGCCCTAGTTTACCTCCACAAGTAGATTTTCGTCTATGTCTGATACTATCGCTTCAAAATATAGCATATCTTCTGTCTCTTTGTCAAATGTGTTCTTATACTTCTGTTGTCTCTTTAAGCGGTCATGATATTTCCAGTTGCTACAAACAATCCCGGCGGGAGTTACAAAACCATGACCTTTGCCCCCAGGGAGAGGAGAACCGCATAAGTTGCATCTTCTATGATAATTCAAGCTGCTGCCATCTTTCTTGCTTCTCCATAAACTTCTGGACTCATTATTTCAGTTTCTCCTGCCCGTTCTGGATGGCCACAACCTGGATAATGCGGTCCTCCATGAGCGAGGGTAGTTCCTATAATAATTTCAAACTTAGCGGGAATTTCACAAACTCCACTCAAACAATCAGCCTCATTACCATTTCTTTCTTTACGTTTAATTTTATCTTCTGGTGTAGATTCTAGCACATTTGGTATATCTTTCAAAAGAACGGGTTCTATCGGCTGATCTTCTCGTGATCCATCTCTGTAGAATGTTGTTCCCTTGAGCTGCGGTAGATACTTGAGCCAAATATCCGATAAATCTTCCATAGGAAAATCATTTGCAAGATTAATTGTTTTAGAGACAGCATTATCAATATGTTTTTGAACAGTCGCTTGCATTTTAAAATGATTGTCAACTGAAATATCAGCCGCTCCCTCACATAAGTCACCAAATTTTTCATAGGCTGGCTCTACTACAAGAACTTTTTCAATAACCGTTTTAAGCGACTCGTTGACGGTTTTGATTCTTCTAAAATACACAGGAGCCATATACGGCTCAATTCCCGTTGATACTCCTGAAACAATTCCTGTTGTTCCTGTTGGAGCAACCGTGAGAAGCGCACAATTTCTGATTCCATATTCTTTTACCTTTCTTCTAATTGCTGGCTTCATGGTCTTCATGAACCCACTATCTACGAATTCAGGCTTAAATGCAGGAAATGGTCCTTTTTCAATTGCCAATGCAATACTTGTGTCATAGGCGACATGCTTAATGAAAGAAAATAGTCTATCAGTAAAGTCAAAAGCTTCTTGCGAGGAATATTTGATTCCAAGTTCAAGCAACATAGTATGCAATCCCATAACACCGAGGCCGATACGTCTGACTTCTTCACAATTGTCCTTTATCTTTTCGAATGGATAATGATTAACTGTTAAAACATTATCAAGAAATCTAACTGCTATGCGAATAGATTCTTCAAGCGTCTCCCAATTGACTTTACCATCTTCCACAAACCGAGGTAAAACAAGAGCTCCAAGACAACAACAGCCATAAGGCTCCAACCAAATCTCTCCACAAGGATTGGTAGAGACAAGAGGCTTATGGTAATAAATATTATTTTCTTTGTTGGCCATGAAGCCATTGAGGACACCAGGTTCGCCATTGTTCCACGCATTTTCAACAATAGTATTCCAAAGTTCTTTGGCCTTAACTGTTTTTCCGGTTTTTCTTCCTGCCCACTCAAGTTCAATTTCTCCATCCTCTTTAACCAGCTTTACAAAATCTTCATGATCAAAATTTATAATTACACTAATGTTTGTATTTGAAAGCTGACCATCTTTTAGCTTTGAATTAAGAAACTCCCAAATATCTGGATGAGTAACATTTAGACAAGACATTTTTGCCATTCGCCGGCCTCCGCCAGCAACAAGTTCATGCCCTACCTCGTTGTCCATTCGCATTAAGGAAACAGGGCCAGTTGCATGGCCTCCTGTGCCTTTGATTTCCGAACCGCGAGGACGCACAGCAGAGAAATTAATTCCCACACCTCCACCTGTTCCTGAGATGATAAGTGATTCCTTGAGAAGATCACCCCAACCTTCTCTTGAATCTCCTGCTGGGATGACAAAACAGTTGAGTAATTGCCCTTTAGGACGCCCAGAGCCATACCAAATCCTCCCTCCTGGCATAAATCTATTTTCAAGAATTTCTTTATAAAATCTTCGTGTCCATTTTTGTTTTAATTCTGGATTCTCTGCTGCCGATACATGTTCTGCAACACGAAAGGAAGCTAACTCCCAAGTCTCATCTTCAGTAGCAGCATAAGACCTTTTAAAAACATCTTCCCCTAAATCATCTAACAAAAAAGAGGTTCCAACCTCTTCGAGAGTGGCATCCATATTAACTCCTGTTTAGTTTTTTCAATAGACCATCAATTGTACTTGAAGGAACACTCCCATATGATTAAGTTGAGTTTAATTCTTTAATGTTTCCTTTACCGGCAACAGAACTGTTACGCTTACATGCGGATATACAAGACCATCAATATTTTTAATGTCATTTCTCACAGATTCCAGCGTTTCTCCTAAGTCACTTGACTTATGGACTTCTAATATACCTGTTACTATTATTTCTGCGTCGTATCTATCCACTCTAAAACCTCCGATATAATAGGAAATTGTTCAATAAATATTTCTTTGACATCTGCGACAATATCTGCATGTTCTTTTTGTGTCCCATGTTCCGGCGATCTTAATTGAATGTAATGAATCCAAGAGCGTAAAGTCCCGTTCATATAAAGTTTAGTTTCCGTATTGAGAGGAAGCAAAAATCTTGCACATTCTTTTGCTATTCCTCTCTCTAACGCTTTTCTATACCAGAAACCTGATTCTTGTACTACTTTTTGTTGTGCCTCAAGAAAAAAACTAATATCAGAATTGCTCATATCGTCTATAGAATTCTGTCTATTAGTTTCATCTTGACGACGAGGTAAATAATATATTTGTCCTGGAGCAGCAGTATAACGTTGACTAAACTCCTGAAAACTAAATGATCTATGCCGCAATATTTGTTGCGAAATTGCTCTAGAAGTTGTAATTTCTATAACCATATTTGCCATTTCAAATGGCGACCAATGAGCCTCTCTAATCATGTATTTAAGTAATCCAGATATGTTTGGATTGTCTTGTTGCGGACTAGATACCCGCGCACAATATGAAATTAACTGTTCCGCGTCAGGCGATACTGATATCAACTTCACCGAAGTCATACATCACCTCCATTCCCAACTGCTTTCTTTTTCTGTTGGAGCTGCATCATTTGTATGACTTTGCTTTCTTCTATTCTTCCAGAATCTTGTCTCTTCCCAAGGGCCGAATGTCATTGTCTCTGGCTCCCACCAAAGATCAACATTGCCTACCATGCCGTCTCTATTCTTGAGTAGTCTCAATTCCGTTTTCTTATCTAGACGCATTTCTTCATCTGCATGAAGACCAAATACCAAATCCGCATCCTGTACGGCGCTAATGCTACCACCGATATTTTCTAGAGTAGCGCCTTGCTGAAACGATGCTCTATTTGCCTGAGCTACACCAATGATAGGAATTTTAAGGGTCCTCGAGATTTGCTTAAGCTCTTGAGTTAGATAAGTAATTTTCTCCCAATTTTGAGCATAAGAATTGCGCACACTCATAAGATTAACGTAATCCAAACAGAGTATATCTGGCTGCCAACGTACCAGCTCAGCATAAACTCGGTCTACCGTGCAACCACGCACATCATCCATTACGATGATGTCATTTGGTTTTGCTGAAACTTTTTTGGCCTCAGCTTTCCAGCGATCAATTTCTTCTTCACGGAGAGTATGACCCTTTAAATCATTGTACTTAAATTGCATCAGCATTGTGTCCCATTTTCTAAACAACGCATTGGCTTCCATTTCCAATGAAATATACATAGGTGTTTTATTTTGCATCCAGGCATTGAAAAGCAACCATTGCGAGAGCGTTGATTTTCCAATAGAAGTAGCGCCGAAAATAGTTATATATTCATGAGGTTGAATTCCATATGTAAGTCTATCCACTTCTGGAATACCAGTTTTAATGCCTGCTGAATTTTCTTCTCCTAATTCATATTGAGCGATTCTTTGCTCCATATCTTTAAAGGCATGGAGTTTGGCTGTAGGCATTACTGTCGCCAACCTTCTGGATTCTTCCATGAAGAGTTGATCAACTTCATATTCACTTTCAGAATTTGCAAGTTCTTCTGAAATACGAATCACAGATTCGGCCCCAAATCTATACATTACTTGCTTCTTAAACTTATCTTTAAGATAGGCGACAGATTCTCCACTTGTCTCAAAATTGAAGTCTGGAAACTCTGCGTAAACAGTTTCAAACGAAGGTGCTATCTTATAGTGACGATAATGCTCCGTCATGAACTTCCAAATTTTCCGCAACTTATCATCCGAGAAATGTTCTTCTCGAATACCCTCTGCCATCAAACTATTGACTTGCCCTGTTTGAGCTATTCGAGCTATTAAAAGTTTTTCATAATCTGCCATTTATCACCCTCTTGTTTTTAGTATTGATTCAGAGTAGCAGAATTACTGAGCGTAGGTATATTAAGTTTATGTTGCGTTCTTAACACATTCTTAATTAACATTTGCATAACTTGACAAAACTAAAAATTTAAGCTACTGTCTTATAACTGAGAATTAGTGAAGCGTTAGCGAGCTAATTCGAAGCAACAGTACAAGTTGTTAAAAAATATCTTTTATATATTAAATATTGTTTAGTTGTTTATACTTCTTAGATATTAGACTATATAGACTATTATATATACAGAAACAAGTTTCTTTTGAAACTAACTTTTAGCTTAAACCCTCTCAAACCACTTGTAAAATCAGTTAGAATATAGTTATGTCATCAACTGGTTGGACTTTAGAAAGACGTGAAAAGCAAAGAGAAGTTGCTAAACGTTTAGTAGAAGAGGGTAAATTTGGGGGCAAAGGAAGAGGTCAAGGAAGACCTAGAAATATTCGTGCCTCTGAAGTAATAGCTGAAAGAGCTTCCAAAGAAGGTGAAGCTATATTTGAGCGCCTCATGGAAATTACTAGAGGAGGCAAGAACTCTGACTCCATAGCTGCCGCCAGAACTCTTCTGGAAACTGAAGAGAAGGAACGTAAACTTCAAATAGAAGATGAAAAAAATATTGAAGATATGCACAGAAATGATTTGCTTTCATTGGTTTGGGATCAATTACAAGAATTAGGGGGTGGAAATGACCTTACAATTGTCGAAGGAGAATTTGCAGAAATTGAAAAACAACGAGCTTCAGGAATTGGCGAAGAACTTGAAGCTTCTGCAAGAGAAGAATAAACAACTTGGCCCAAAAAATAATGATGAGCTGCACGCCTGGATTCTCGAACATTTAGGCTATAACATCCCCAGAACTGCTGTTTGTGATGATCATCAAACCCCATTTGATTTTGTAGCGGATATTTATTTTGAGCGCGTAGATTCTGCAATAGCAATTGCCTCTAGAGATGGTGGCAAGACGATGTGCAGCGCACTCATCCATTTATTAAATTCTTTATTCAAACCCGGCTGCGAGAGTATTACTGTTGGGGCAATTTGGGCACAGTCATATAGAGCATATGAAAATCTTAGAAAATTACTTAAGGCTCACGGAAAAGTTAAAGATGTAGAAAAACATCCTGAAGTAATAAAAATGACACAAGAAAGAAC